TTTGACCCTAAAAGAGATAAAATAAAAGCACAGATATTATTTAAGTATGGTTTTAGAAACGAAGCAGCAGCAGCTACTCAAGATTTTTTTAAAAAACAAGAGTACAATAATAAAATATCTAAACCAAAAGAAGTTACTGAAAGCGATCTTTCTTTAACAGAAGGTATCTTAGAAGACGCTGGTATTAAGTTTGATGATTCATCAGATGAAACAAAAAGAGAGGCTGCTAATTTTAAACAATATGTAGCATCTGAAGTTGCTATACTTGAAGGTCAAGAAATGTTAAAGAAATTTCAAGACCCTGACTACGAACCACTAAGTAAGTTTGATCTTATTAGACGAGTATCAAAAGAATCTATGGGTGGTAATCAAGAAGGTAAAGTGATCTGGGATAATAAAGAAAGTAAGTTTAATCCTTTTGCTATACCAGAAACTAAACCAGAGTCTGTAGTTCCAAAAGAAACAATGGAAGAAAGAGAAAAAAGATTACAAAAATATGAAAGGGCTGAAGGCTTAACAGGTAGTCAAAGACCTTCTTATAGTGAAGGTAATGATAGTGAATTTGCTAGAAGGCAGCGTTCAAAAGAAAGTGCTAGAAAAGCAAGAGAAGGTGGATTTTTTTCACGACTGTTTAAATAAAGTATAGGATATATTTCATGGCTTTAAAAGAAGAACAAAATCCTCAAGACCTTTTATCTATAATAAATAAAAAAGATGAAGCTCTTGCTACAAGGAATGAAGCCTTATTAAGAGAAGAAGAAATAAGTAAAGGCTATAGAAAAAGAGAACTGTTACCAGAGCAAAAAGAACTAACAGCAGAACAAATTAAAGACGAAAAATTTAGACAGTACAGACCTAACTATGTAAACATTGAAGTACAAGGTGACGAGTCTGAGTTTTGGTATGGCTTTGATAGAAGTGAGAGCTTACTTAATAATGTTTCTTTAGCTTTTGAAGCTGCTGCTCCTGTGCTTGCTAATGTTTTTAGTGATGAAACCCCTGATGAGATATATGGAGAAGGGTTTACTGATTTAGATGTAGAAGGTAGAAGAAAAATACTTTTACAATATAGAAAAGATCAGTTAATAAAAGAATACCCTATACTGTCACAAGTTCCTCAAGATGAAGAGTCTTTTTCTACAGCAGTTGGTGGTTTAATTGGTATGCTTTTTGACCCAACTACACTAACACCTGTTGGTACTGGGTTAAAATCATTAGGTGCTGTTAGTGCTGTACTATCTGGTAGCTATAATCTAGCAGATCAATATGCAAACAAAGGTGAAGTAGACCCAGCAGAACTTGCTGCAATGACTGCTGCTGGTGGTGTTGGTGGTGTAGCTGTAGGTAAAGGTCTTCAAGTAGTTGGTAATAAAATTAAAGTTGCTAGGGCAGAAAAGAATACAGCAGAGAAAATGAAGAACGCTAGTGAAACTGTAGATGAAATAAATTATATAACTGCTAAAGGTGTATCTCAAGATTTAAATCAAAAACAAATTAATGCTGCAATTAAAAGTGAACTTGGTTTAAGCGAAGATGATGTATTAAAAGTTCTTACTAAAACAGACAAAAGAATTTCTTACCCTACTAAAGAACAAGCAAAAGGAATATTAGAGATTGGTAGGAAGGGAACTAGTGAAGGCTCAAGAGTTACTAACCCAATCTTAGATCGTTTAATAGGTAATGTAAGCACTACACTAGGAAAGATTGACCCAAGATTAAAGATGTTATTCAGAAACTTTGAGCTTAATGTTCATGTAATGAGAAACAATAGTATCAAACAGTTTAAACCACTAATAAAATTAATAAAAAAAGTACCTAAAGTAGAGAGGGCTGCTCTTAATACACACCTAGCTAATGGTGACTTTGAAGCTGCCAAAGCAATACTTAGAAAAGTAAGCTCTGAAAAAGCAGATAAGGCTTTAAATAAAACTCTTGCAGAACTAGATAATCTTTTTAAAATAAAAACTGGAAAAGGTGTTGGGTTTAAGATTGACAAGGTAGCTAATTATTTTCCTAGAGTAGTAAAAGATTTTGATGGTTTACAAGATGCCTTAGGAAGTAATAGGATTGTGCAAGGTGTTTATGATAAAGCGTTAAAAGACTATGCTAAATCAAAAGGAAAAGAAGTAATAAAACTATCACAAAAAGAAAGAGAAGATATTATTGCTATAGTAAGTCAAGGTAAAAGATCAAAGTTTAATGGTAAAGATAAACCTTTGAGTTGGTCTGAAGATAGAAAGATACCAAAACTTACACAAGATCTTTCTAAATATTATGCAGATGCAACAGATGCTTTGTTCCGTCATGCTAATGATAGTGCTGATGCCATACAAAAAAGATTATTGTTTAAAGGTTCAGCAGTTGTTGATGACACTGGTAATGCACTAGATATTTCTCAGTCTACTACAAATTATATAAACCAAAACTTACAAAATTTAAATCATAAAGAACAAAGTATTGTTCAAGATATATTTAATAGTAGGTTTAATCTTGGAGAACAAGCACCTCATAAATTTTGGAGAGGAGTAAGAGATTTAGGCTATGGAACTACACTAGCTAACCCTATATCTGCTATTGTTCAAATTGGTGATATAGGCTTATCTGCTTTTACACAAGGTTTAATGCCAACTGTAAGAGCAATCTTAGGTAAGAAACAAATTAGCATGAAAGATTTAGGTCTTGATAATCACATTGCTTCTGAGTTCAGTAACTCACTAGATGCTTCTAAAGCCTTGCATAAAGTAATGACATGGGGTGGTTTCAGACATATAGATAGGTTTGGTAAAGATGTACTACTAAATGCAGCATTAAGGAATGGTCAAAAACTAGCCCAAAGTCAAAAAGGTATAGACAAGTTAGCAAAGACTTATAAGAAAGCTATGGGTGAAGGAGAGTTTAAACAGTTAGTTAATGAACTAAAAGATTTAAAACAAGGGGCTAAAAGTCAAAGAATAAAAGAGTACCTGTGGTCAGAACTATCTGATGTGCAACCTATATCATTAACAGAAATGCCACAACAGTTTCTTGATATGCCTAATGGTAGAATATTTTGGGCTTTAAAATCTTACTCTATTAAACAACTTGATTTAATTAGAAATAAAATTGTTAAAGAGTTTCAACAAGGTAATGTAGCAGAAGGTTCAAAACAGTTAGCAAGATACTTAGCCCTTGTTCCAGTAATAGGTGGCACTATAGATGAAACTAGAGACCTTGCTTTAGGTAGAGGGTTTAATGCAAAAGATATTTTACCTACATCAAGAGAAACACTAATGACTAACAACAGTGTTGAGATGTTATTAAAAACATTCGGTGGTAATAAGTATGTATTTGATAAAACCAAAAAAGAAGGCATAGCGTCTTATGCTATAGAAACTGTTAAACCACCTTTGGGTTATCTAAATGATCTATCTCTTGATATAAATAATATTATATCAAAAGGTGGAGAAGAAAGTTTTAGAAGTGTTAAGAACCTACCTGTTGGTGGTAAGATTTGGTACAATTTTTTTGGTGATGGTTTAGATAAGTTTAAAGGTTACGAAGCAAAACAAGAAAGTAAACGAACCAAAGAAGCTCTTAATAAATATACACCCAAGAAAGAAAAAGTTCCAGAAAGAAGATACACACCAGACTTTTCAATTAAAGGTTTTGATTAACTATGGCTAAAGATTCTATTTTAAAACGAATAGGTGTATCAGGTTATAACAAACCAAAGCGTACACCCAACCACCCTACTAAATCTCATGTAGTTGTAGCTATGTGTGATGGTAAGCCTAAGACTATTAGGTTTGGACAACAAGGTGCTAAGACTGCTGGTAAAGCTAAGGCTGGTGACTCTGCTAGAATGAAAGCTAAACGAAAATCATTTAAAGCAAGACACGCAAAGAACATAGCTAAAGGTAAATGTTCAGCAGCTTACTGGGCTGACAAAGTTAAGTGGTAAGGAGCTTATATGTCTAAAGCAATACCTACAAAGCCAGCCCTGTGGTCACGAGCTAAGAGCGAGGCTAAGAAAAAGTTTAAAGTTTATCCATCAGCATACGCTAATGCTTGGGCTGCTAAGTGGTACAAAGCAAGAGGTGGTGGCTGGAAAGGTGGTAACAATAAAGTGAAGAAAAAAAATGCCAGCAAAAAAAAGTAAGACAAAGAAGGGTGGATTAGGTAAGTGGTTTGGTGAACAGTGGGTTGATGTTAAAACTGGTAAGCCTTGTGGTCGTAAGAAAAAAGATTCTAAAAGACCTTACCCTGCTTGTAGACCTAAGAAGGTTGCATCAAAGATAACTAAAGCTGAAGCTAAGAAAAAGACTAGCTCTAAAAGAGTTAAGTGGTCAACAACAGCTAGTGGTAGGAAAAGGAAGAAAGCATGAAGGGTATTAAACATTATAAAAAAGATGGTACTTTATTTACAGGTAATACACACAAGATGCCTAATGGTGATTTACACAGTAATAAAAGCCATACTAAAACCTCAGTAAAGCTATATCATTTTAAAGACCTAAGTAAGAAAGCTAAACTAAAAGCCAAAGGGAGTGCATGATGGGAAAGAAGAAATCAAAACCTAAAGGGTACTAAATGTATCCTGTATCCTGTATATTACCTATACAGCTCTAGCCCTTGCCCTGTCTACATTTAAGAGGTATGGGTAGAAAAAAGGGGGCTTAATTACCCCCTTTTCTTATGCTACTTCTTTTTTACTGTATGGGTTGACATCCCACTTTTCGTTATTATAGTTTTGTGTAAAAGCTATTGGTATATGTTTTATTCGTTCTACTGATGGTTCTATCAATACATTACTAATATTAAAACTAGGGTATTTACCTCTCAATAGTGGGTTTAAATAAACTGCTAACTGAATATCATTTCTTGAAATATAATGACCAGACCAGCTTTCAACTAGGTGTTTAACACTTATTTTATTTTGAGTTGTAGTTTTTGTTTGAGCATCAAGCCATTCGTAGGCTATACGAACCCTATCTGCTTTTTGTTTTTTTAAAACAGTATATGTTGGTAATGGGTAATCAAAATGTGCTTTGTGTACTTTATATATTTGTTGATTGCTAATCATTTTATGCTCCTATATCTACAACTTCACAGCTATCACCAGAACAAGCTAAAGTTTGTGAACCAACAGTAGTATCTTCTACTTCATACTCAGATAGTTTCTCCCAATCAATATTTTTAGGCATCAACTTATTAAGTTCTTTGTATTCGTCTTGTTCTATCTCTTGATAAGGTGCTTGTTTGTAAGAGTGGTCACTGTGAGGAAGGAATGATACACCACTCATCTCATCAAAGTGTTTAAACACCCATGCTCCTACCTCTAGCCATTCATGCTCTCTTACTGTAATAGTAACTGAAGGCTTATGCTCACACCAATGTCTTTGATACATGAGCCATACTTCTAGTTGTTCAATAGCATTTAAGTCATCTCTAGTAACACAACCTTTAGGTGCTTTAGTAGGAAAGCTAAACACAGTAGTAGTGTCAGGCTTCATAACACAAGGTTCTGCTGGTACACCACTATCCACTAAGAATCTTGTGAGGGGGTCTTTGTTGTCACCTCTAACCGTCCGTATATAAAACTGGCTATGTCTAGTATGAATCCCGCTACTAGCATCAACAAGTTGGCTAACAGTACCAGAGGGCTTAACACAAGTAATAGCAGCAGATTGTGGAATCCCCAATCTTTTACTAAACTCTTTATTAGTTTGTATAGAAACATCTCTTAGTTGCTCCAATATTTCTTTAGCATCTTTACCTGTAGATACTAACTTGTTATCCATAATCCCTGTCATACTAACACCAAGCAATCTTTCTTCTTCTGTATTTCGTTGCCATATCTTTCTGAGGTAAGGGAACTTAGTATAGGTAGCTTGTATTGTACCTAATATGGTAGCTAGTCTTGTCTTATTAGTTAAGGTGTCAAGGTCATCATCATTCCTAACTACAACCTCTGTTAAATTGCAAAACTCGTTTGGTCGTAGCACTATCTCGCTGCAAGGATTCGTACCAAACTCATGGTCAACCTCTCGTCTACCATTCTTAGCTGCTTGCTTCTTAGATGCAACCCTAGAAAAGATACCACGCTCACCAGACTTAGACTCTACAAGAGCAGTCCACTCACGCAAGAAGGTTTCCATGTCAGGTTTCTCTGTGTACGATACAGAGTTATTAGACAAAGCTCGTTGTGGATTTAAGACAAACCAATCACCTGACTTAGCATGACGCATACGATCATCAGATAAGTTAGATAAAGAAATCATAGCTGATCTACGAACACCACCTACTACCACTACTTCTCCAATCTTACACATCAAGTCGTGGGATTGTATACTAGATAGCTTCTTACCTTTTGCTGTTACAAATGTTTCACAAGTAAACCTAAACAAATCCTCCAGTGGTTCAGCACCTGATGCCCTACCACCAAATGTTTTTAATTTAGCACCTGCTGGTCGTACCTTGTGTGTATCCCACTTAGGTATCTCACCTGCATAGAGCAACGAGATTAGCTGTCTGAGGGCTTTAGCCCACCCTTCCTTACTATCACTAACCACTATGGTAGTATCGCTCTTGTACAGCTCATCAGGGACTTCTGGTAGCTTACTAATGTACTGACGCTCAACAGAGAATCCAACACCAGTGCCACACAATAATATAAACATTGCTTCATCAAAACACTTAGGGTCATCTACTGCTAAGTAGCTACAGTTGTAAGCACAAGTGTTATCTCGTTCCATAGCTTGACCAGCAGTCATCATTGCTCTCATGCTAGGCATAACATTGAGATTATAGATTGCATCTTCTAGTTGCTTGTAAGTATCTTTACTTACCTTATCAGATACAACATTAGTCATGTATCTATCAACTGTTTCTTTCCAAGTTTCTCTTCTGTTTAGTTCTGGTATCCATCTTGCGTATCTTGATAGGGCTATGTACTGTTGGTACTGATTCATCTTTTACTCCAAATATTTTATCGTAGTTATCGTCAAATCGTTTCTTATCTTTTACTCTTGACCAGCTTCCTTTTGTGGTGGGCATGGCACAGTCCTCGTGTAATCATTCTCAATAATTTTATCTATGTAATGTCTAGCTTTCTTTAAATCTTCTAAGCCATTCTTATCTTTATATCTGGATACATACTTAACTACATTACCTTGAAAGTAATCTAGTTTGTTAGCAGCAATAAAATCCCATACTTGAATAGGTAGTTTTCTATAGTGATCTCCACCCCATTGAAACTTGCTAACACCCTTAACAATCTTATTCATTTTATCCTCCGTATTTATTCTTTAAATAATTAAGTGATACAGGTAATTCATCAAAGCTACCATTCTCTACTTCGTTTAACATCCAGATACCTTTCCAAGAACTGTTACCTTGATTACCTAAGTATCCTTCATCATGCTGTGTGTACATACCAGCAAACAATCCTGTAAGTCTAGCGTTGTCTGCTCGTTTACCATAAGCTATATCCCTATCTTGTACATGACCCATCACACATGACATCATCTTCTTAGTGAGCATAGCCCTAGCACTGGTCACAGGTCTACCCATAATACCAGTAGTAAAGTAGTGGCTGAAAGCTACACCTTCTATTATAACAGGCTGTAAGAAGTCAGCTACTTCCCAATCATCTAGGTTAAGGTCATGGTAGCCTATCGTATCTTCTAGCATAGCATTATCTTCTATGGCTCTTTCAATCCTTTGCTCATGGTTGCCAATAGTAAATACCATACGAGGCTTCCACTGTTTCTTCTTGTTTACCTTTAGTCTTTCACGCTCTGCTTTGATAGGTTGTAAGAACAAGTCCATAGCCAAGTTACCTGCATCTATGTCCTTCTTGTATCTTCTACCTTCAAAAGATGCCTTGCCTTTATCGTATGAACAGAGGGATTCCATATCCCACCAATCACCTATCATTACAATGACATCAGGTTTCTTAGATGCTATGTACCTACCTGCGTACAGCAAGTGATCTAGTGGTACATCAGGCTTAACCTGTGTATCTGGTACTACGCATATCTTCATAATCAATACTCCTCTTCATCACCATAAATGTCACGCATGGCGTCTTCCCTTGCAATAGCTTGCTCTACTGATAACAAGTCATCATCAAAATCTAGCTCACCCCTTTCATAGTCTTGTTCAGAAACACAACTTAGCATATCTTCTGTAACAAACCCTTTACTTTTAAGACTGTTGATAAGGTCTATTGCTTCGTTTATAGAAAGAACAACACCTTCACCACATGACTTGCACTTTCTAGTGTACTCTTTTACTGTGTACTCAGGCTCATGTACACCACAGAATATACAAAACTTTGTATCAATCATTTTCTTGACTCCCTTAACCAATCTTTAGGTAGTGCTGTACCAAAAGCAAACTTAATACCATGATCGTTACACCAATCAGAATATCTTTTTCTTTTCTTTTTAGTACACCACTGGTCACGCATAAACAACATACGAATGTCAAGGCTTGGATTCTCTTTTACCACTTGAGCCATTTTAGTTCTGTCAACTGAAGTGAATCTACCCTTTGCTTCTACTATAATTGAACCTATTATAAAGTCAGGTGTATATACTTTGTGAACAAACACTACACCAGATGAACAAAACTTACATCTACCTTTCTTACTTAAATAGTAGGGTATCTTTATAGTTTCGTACTCAAACTTAATCCTTCTTGTTTTTAAATCTTTAGCTATGTTAGCTTCATACTTACTTCTGTACTTGTTCATAACTAAAATCCATTGGCATTTGTTTGTTTGATTGTAGTATCCATAATAGCTGACTGTTTTGTACACATCTGTTACGACCTTCCTCGTAGCCAAACTCTTTTATGTACAAATCAATAATCATATTATCCCAATTTTTTCTTGCGGTATCCTTTAATAGCTTGCTTGCCTTGACCTTACCAAGACCTCTAATGCCTAAGATATTATCCGCACTATCACCAGTTATCATTTGCTGATAAAAAAATCTAATACCTTCTTCTTTAGTTACTTGTTTAAACTCCTTCTTTACAAAGTTGTAGTGGTTGCCTTCACACATTAACAAGTCTTTATCTATACTACATATCATAGTCCTAGGATTTTGTTTAAGACCTAACGCATCATCAGCTTCTATATTATCTACTACTTTAGCTTTGTAAATACTAATCAAGTAGGTACGGATAGCCTCAAGATGAACTGGCTTGGCAATGTCTTTCCTATTGCCTTTGTAGTCATCTCTTACTTTGTTACGGAAGGTTGTCTTAGGTGTGAGGTATATGGTGTAGCTATTGCAGCCACAGTCCTCTATTATCTGATTGACATAGAGCTTAGTAGAATGGAGAGCATAAGGTTTAGGGTCAGCCGTAACCAACCCTGTTTCCTTATCCTTTTTCTGACAAGCAAAGCCTACCCTGTAAGCTATGATGTCACCATCTATTAAGGCTTTCATTTAGAAGGGAACAGCCTCATCAAAAACTTCTTCTTCTACTACTGGTTGT